CGGTGATCTCCCAGTCACCATCCTTGTCGGCGACCTCGATCGCTGCGTCCTCGGCCTTCTCTTCCGAGCGAGCCTCGACGGTGACGTACTGGACCACCCGAGCGCTACCGGTGACGCGGACGCGATAGCTCTTCATCTCGCCTTCGCCGCCAAGGCGCTCGCACCACATGCCGGCCTTCTTCAGTTCGATCTCGGCGTGGCCATATGGCAGCGCGGCCAGCTCGTGGACATTGACCTTCTGCTGGTCAGCCATTTGCCTCATCTCCTTCATTCCACGCCTCGGACTTGCCGGCGGCTTCAACAGCGCGCAGCAACCCCTCGTGCGTCGCCTTGCGGATGCGGTCACGGCGGCGAGCGTCGGCGGTTTTGAACCCCGGTTCGTATCGCTGGATTCGCTCGATATCGGTCACGTGCAGAACCATCACAGCCTCCGTTCGGCGCGGGCCGTCGCCTCGAAGCTCTGGCGCTCCGAGTGCTGCATCCGCAGGTATTCGAGTTGCAGCTTCTTGAGGTTGGCCGCAGACCGCGCGTCCACCATGCGCTGGATGAAGTCGTGCCATTCCGGCGAGGCCTTCACGTCGCGCTCGGCATGGGCCGCAGGCTTGTCGCCAAGGGCCTTCATGCGCTGGGAGAGGACCGCCGTCTTCGTTTCCTCAAGGATGCGGGCCGCGCTGTCGAGGTCGCACCAGTCCTTGGCGATAAGGCGGAATTGTTCGGACAGAGGGCGGTTGTCGCCGTTCATCACGCAGCCTCCTGCATCGGCTGGCCGTAGGCGCGGACACGCTCCACCAGTTCGGCCAACTCGGCGTTGAACTGGTCCACCGCGGTCGCGACCTTGGCGATGTATTCCTCGTCGCGGGTCATGCGCTTGATGAAGATCGGCAGCCCCGGCCAGTAGGCGGCGAAGTCGATCCATTCGCGCTCGGCCACCCATAGCTGGCCCTGACACTGAGCCTTGTGCTCCGGCGGAACCTCGTCCTTCAGAAGCACGTCGATCAGTATCTCGGGCTTCTTAGTCTTGATCTCCAGCAGACCGTCCGTGCCGATCATGCCATCGGGGCTGCAACCCTTCTGCCCGCTGCGAATGAACCCGACTTGCGAAACGTCCGCGCCGGACATGAACGCGTAAAGCTCTCGGGCTTCACCCTCCATCTCGTGGCCGCGCTCCATGTGTTTGTTCGTAAAGTTATCCATGGGCTGCCCGGTCAGGATTTCTCCCGCCAGCTTCAGCAAGTAGGTGCGGCGTGTCTTGCCCTCGCCCTTTGCCATGATGGCCTTGAACATGCTGGCCGTGGGGATGCCTAGACGGGCAGCAATCCATTCGTCGCTCCCCTGTTCAATATGCTCAAATATCTGCATTGGGACGCCCTCCCGATTTCCAAGTCTTGCCGGATAGGATGCTGGAAATGTTGGCCGCCGTGACGCCGAACCTGGCCGCGATGCGAGACAGGTTCTCGCCCTCTTGGCGGAAGCCGAAAATCTGGTCCACGTCGGATTGGGTCAGCTTCGAATTGCCGTTGCGCGCCCCTTCGGCCATCGTCCCGTGCAGGCGCTTATCGGCGTGGTTTCCCTTCCGAGTGTCCCAGCGAAGGTTCGCCAACCTGTTGTCTGTTGCGTCACCGTTGTTGTGGGCGCCTTCCATCCCGTCGGGACAGGGGCCGACGAAAGCCTCTAGGACAAGGCAGTGAACACCTTTCCAATGATGCGCTCCTGCCTTGCAAAGCCGGACGCTCTTGTGCCCGGACTTGCTAGTCTTGACCGCCAGGGGGGCACCTCGATGCAGGCGCCCGTCGGATAGGGTGCGCGTGAGACCACGCACTGAGCCCTCGTCGGAGATCTCGTAATATCCTTCGAAACCGTGGATTGGACGCCATTCCATGATCAGCCCTTCCGCTTGCGGTTGACGACTGCGACCACGTCATCGAAGCGGTCGGCGGCAATGTCGTTGAGGCTGTCGAGCTTGATGTAGGCGAGCAGCTTCTTCTCGTCGGCCTCGACGCTCAGGATCAGGTCGCGGAGTTCCATCACCTGCTCATCGGTGATCTTCTTCACGGGCTCTTTCGGCTTGTTGCCGTCGTCATCCTCGCCGGTGCTGATGTTGAACAGCATGCAGAGAAGATAGCGGCGGCCATAGGTGGCCGTACTGCCGAAAGCCTGCGTGCCTGTCTTGTTGACCTTGCCCTGCGACCCGGCTCCGTCCACGGGGATCTCGCCGACGCCATTGCGGCAGTGTCCCCCAGCGTGGGAAATCTCCCAGAGGATGCGAAGCTCGCCTTTGTCGTTGTATCCGTCCGGCTGGAACGAGACCGCGAAGCCATGCCGGTGGATGATCGGCATCGCCTGCGTTTCGATCGCCGCAAGGTCGGCGTATTTCGAGTTGGTGTGGCTGTTCTTCTGCGTCTTGGTGACGACTGGCAGTTCGGACTGGCACTGCGACATGGCGGCGAAATACGCCTTCTTGGCCTGCCGGTCCTCGTCCTCGCGAGCACGGTCCTCCATGCGCTCCTTCATCGTGAGCATTTCCTTGAGGCGGTCGATCGGCACGGAAGGGTCCATGACGATGCGCTCGATCATCGAGACCATGGAAGTGTTCTGTGCCCGCAGGTCTTCGGGCTCGTGGTGTGCAACAGCGTTCGACATGCTATGATCCTTCCTTGACCATGTTCTGGATGGTGGCGTAGGCGGCGCGGAGCTTCGGCAGCCGGGATGCGGCCAAGTCAGCTTCCGCAAGCCTTCCCGCGCGGCGAATGTTGGCGACGTGCGCCGCCCGCTCGATGCCGATCAGCTTCAGCTCGTCGCGCTGTTCGGCGAGGCTGATGTCCTCGGCGCTCATTCGGAGCCTCCAGTGCGGCGAGCGGAGGAGCAGTACAGCGGAACGTCGTCGGCGAAGACTTTGGAAGCGGTGACTTCCCTGAAGGTGAACTTCTTGACCCAAGCCATTCGCCCGTTTTCATTCCGAGCTTTGTAGGGCTTCTCACCCTCGACGAACCATTTCCGCGCCCACGCCACCGGTTCCTCGGCTACTGCCGGTGCCTGGAGGCGAGAGGCGGCTTCGCGGATGGCCGGCGCAATATGCCCCATCGCGTGGAAGTCGGCAGACTGTGAGCAGCTTTCCAGAAGCGCAGATAGTTCCGCATTGCTCAGCTTCGACAGGTCGCTCATGCTGCCCTCCGTTCGCGCATCTCGGCATCCCGTAGGACGGCCTCTGCGCGGTTGATGTCTGCGTACGGAGTGACCTGATCCCAGCCCTCCTTGATGTTGCGGCAGGCGATCCAGACGGTGCTGTAGATGTCGCGCCATTCTTCGTCCTGGCGGCCGAATGCCTTGAGCGTCTCCCTGACGATCGCGTGCCGATGCAGAGCCTGATCCACGTCATCGATGATCGGCGCGGTGACTGCCGGCGCGGCCATGATCGCCGCTTCCTGTGCTATGCTCAGAGACTGTTCGCCGATGGCGCGCATGGTCTCGCGAATGAAGTCGAAATCGTCCATGGTGGCGCTACTCCGCTGCTTGCGCGAAATCCGCGCGGTGCTGGGGAAGGTTCAGGGCTGCGATGCGGTCGCGAGCGGCCTTGCCGTGGCGGCGCTCGATCTGGTCCAGAGACGGCAGGGCGTTGAACCGTGCTGCGTCTTCGCGTTGGCGCTCCCGTTCTGCGGAGCCATCGCGTTCGGCGTCGATCAGGTCGGCCTCATGGCGCCGCTTCCAGTCGTAGTAGGCGGCCTGATCGGGAAAGCCGCGATAGAGCCGCTGTTCCTGTGCCATGGTCGGATTCCTTCCTCTGGCGTTCAGCGGGGTTCGGAGAGGGCGGCGCGAGCGATGTAGCTCAGGTCGCGATCATCAAAGGCTAGGCCGTGGGGGTGAGGTCGATAGACCTCGGGGTTCGCATAGAACTCCAGCTTCTGGCGAAGCCGCGCGTTCTCTGCCCTCAGCGCTTCCTCTGTCGAGGACGGGTCAAGGCAGGCGAAGCTGCCGGCCTCACACGATGCATCGTCGGGGTCTGCGGCAATCTTCTCCATCATCCGTTCGCGGCTCGGCATGTGCTTTGCCAGCCCCTCTGTCGAGGTGGATGGGGCGGGGGTGGCGAGGGCGTCACGCAATGCCGCCCAAGCCTCATCAGCGGTCGTTTCCATGCCTTTGTCGCGGAAC